TCTTTTTCGTTGCAATCCCCATCGTAGTAGCGTTTGCGCATTGAACATAACTCACTAAACGTAGTATCCCGCAAGTCACTAAACAGCGCTCTGAATCTCCACCAGTGCAAGTTGGCAGTGGCAAGGTCAATACCGTGCCTTGTAGAAAACGCCGCATAGATCAACTCCGCGTCTTGCTCATAGCTGTAAGTGCGAATCGGATCAGCGCGTCCGGCGGCTTCTTCAAGCGGCTTGCCGCCATGTAGAAACCATAAGGCTTGCTCAACCGCCTTCACAAAATCATCTGGTATTTCTACAAATAGTTTTTGTACTACAAATATCGTTTGTTCAAGCGGGGTTAGATCGCCCTTTTCAAGCTCCACCATGATATCCAGACAATCCCTATGCCCCCAATTAATGGGATAATCCTCGCCGTCAACGGTAAGGGAAGTAGGGAATGCTGAAGTCAGAATACTTGCCATTTATTGCGCTTTTTTTGTGCTACGCGGCTTTTTGAGCGGCTGTCCGAGCTTCTTTTCGATTGTTTCCTGACTAACACCGTTAATCTTACCCATCACCCAGGTTAGAAATTCTGCCATGAGATCGGGGTCGAAGGCGCGTTCACCGAATAGCTTAGCAGACGCGCCCTTGCCAAAAATGTCATCCAGTTCACCAATAAAGTAATCGGCTATTTCCTGGTTGTAGTCGAGCACGGCTTGCAAGTTCGAAGGCAGCTCCCCTTCAGCCGCCTCGTTCATTTTGTCGAGCGCTTCAGCCTTTTCTGCCATTTCTTTTTGCTTAGTCTGCAGGTCGAGCATAAACTCAGTGATCCGCTTGCGTAACAGCATATCGTTCGGGTTAAATTCAATAACCTTACTTTCATCGCCGTCAATTGCAACCTTAACTGAGTTAGTCCGTGTAAAAGTTTCCATGCGTCTCCTTACGGCTAACCCTAATCTGGTGTAAACACGCCGGTAACAGGATTGTATTGACCAAACACGGGATCGCCCTGATGTACCAGTGAGACCGAGATTTTGAGCGGCTTGACCGCCTCGTCTCCCATGCTGTTATAAACAATGCTTACTTTGTCCTTTACGGCTTCATAGGTTGTAACATCCTTGGGTGGTTCGCCAACTGGAGTAGTCGTTGCCTCGGTCATGTCAACGGAGAGCAAGTAGGTTTCAGCTTCCGAGCCGATTTTCCGATCCCACATTATGCCGAAAAGGTAAGTGTTGGCATCATCAGAAGAATCGTACAACAAGTCGAACGCGGTTTCGGTTGCAAGCATGGTCACATACTTGGTCTTAACGTCTTCGCCGATATAGGCTTCCTCTTCGATCTCAGGGTTGTAGCTTGAGGTTAGCGAAGTAATGCCTTTATTGAGCTGTTTCCAGGTTACTGGAGCGGTAGCCGTTTGAATATAATGGCGCATTTTAGAGCGCATAACTTTTTCAGTTGCCATGTTTATTGTCCTTTCACTGTTTACGGATTAGCCGTAAATGTAAGAGCGCTTAGATCAAATTTACCCACAACCGGATTGCCCTGGTGGGCAAGCGTGACACCGATTTTGAGCGGTCTTAGGGCTTCATCGCCTAAACTGTTGTAGATGATATTGACCGTCTCTCTAACCGCCGGATATTTATCAGTGTCGGTCGGTGTAGCAGAGTAGTTGACCGTCACCAGTTCCGAATCCGCAGCCGTGCCAATAGAACGCGCCCAAACAAGACCGAAGATTTTATCGTTAGCCGCATCGCCTTTAATTCGGTTCATATCGAAGGCGGTCTCAACCCCCAAGCCAGTAGTGTATTTTGTCGAGGCGGTGTCAGCGATGTAAGCCTCCTCTTCAATCTCCGGGTTGTAATTCATAGTCAACGAGCTCACACCCTCGTTGATAAGTGACCACACCGGAGACGATGTCGTGCCCGTGTTAAGGTAGTGTTGTACCTTATGTCGCAAGATTTTTGCCATGTTTAATTCCTTTCATAGACTAAGCGGCAATTTATGCTGTAAACCGCCGTAGTTAATACTTCACTGGCTTCCAAAAGAAAGCCGTTAGACAGCGCCTCGATCCACAAGGCGGTGTTGCCAGAGGGCAACGACGGGAGCGTGCCGGCTTCAGATTGTTCTCGCAGCCAGTCTGAAAAGTTCTCATAGAACCCATTAGCTTGCAAGCGGTCGGCATCTTCAACGGTTGCGGCACGCATATTCAGTAGAAAATGCCGCCCGTAGATACCGCCGCTCACAATGTATTCCTCTATCTTTTCGAGTTCTGGCAGCATGACTACCGCATACTCAGTCGGTGTATCTCCCACAAACTCCACATACACACCGCCCGCAAGTGGGGTGTAAGTTTCCAGAAATTCTTTTATCCCTTGCGCAAAACTATTCACTTCAGCCATGCTGCTGACTCCTTGCGTATGCCTTCACGGAGCGCTTGAAGCTCTCGCCGTGTTCTGTCTTCCACCGCGAAAACCAAAGCCTGCCTCTCAGCCCGCCGGCACTTGACGTTCCAGGTGTGCGCCCGCCGTAGTATTGCGCCTTTGCGTAAGGCGCGAGGTAGCGGATAGTGCCAGAACCGATTACAGAGCCTAATTGCGCCGATTTAATCATCATGCTCGTGCGCAAGGGGGTGTAAGGCTCCATACCCTTGATTACGCCATTGTCAATGAATATCTGCACCCGCCCAAACTTGCGCGTGTACGCTTGCCCGAATCCAGGATTCCAGACGAGTTGCGCTTTGCCGTTTGGTGTCTGAACAATCTTGCCGCGAGGGGTGCTGATAGTCAGGTGACTTGCCGCCATTAGACGCCGCCTCTCAATTCCCAGTGACGTAAAGCGAATGAGCCATAGTCTTTATTGTCCGCTTGCCTTATTTTGATATAAGACGGATATTTAGCCATTAGAGCGCTTATCGTGAACGAAGAAGTGATTTCATCGCTTACAAGCCCTTTGACCAGAATATCGCCTTTTTTGAAGGCAAAGTTGCCGGCAATAAGCGGAACGTAGATCGAGGCTTTATCCGCCGACGTTGAGCCTTGCTTATCGGCAATGTTAATCTCTGCAGACTGCCACATCACCGGTTGCACTTCATGGCGCGTCCAGATAGTAGTCGTTCCGCTTTTCGTGGCTTCATACCAGGTCATCGAGTGAGGTGTGTACATGTTAGTCCATCCCTCTGAATAGTAGCCCTGTAAAGGCTAAATACTCGCGCATAGCATTAGACACCTTCGCATTGACCGTCAAAGCCGTGTCGGGTGATACCGCAAAATTAACCGAATAGTCTCCCACTTTTTCGCTTGCGATAGATCCACCGTTCGCTTGCGAGTCAGCGTTATACAAAGCGTCCGCAGCCGCGCAGGTTGCCATTTTGATTTTGTCTATCAGAGCCGTGTCTTCAGCAGCCGTGATAATCGCCGAAGCGCGCTCGAAGGTGTGAAAGTCCACAGCCGTTGAAGCGCGTTCCGCATAGAAGTAGAACGAGTCGGCAGGGACGGCCACGCCCTTGTATGTGTTGACGTAATACTCCAAATCAATGAACGCTGCCATCCCTTACCTCTCTTAGAATACAATCCAGCTAATTACATCGCCAGTGGTGACCACGTAAGTTGAGGCGTTATCCTCAACCCTGAGAACGCCGGCAGTGATACTTGCTTTCGCAGAACCGAGTACAATCCCGCTGCGCAAGACCTGTACGATGAAGCCCGTGGCTCCAGCCATGCCGGTGTCAATTTCGGCTTTATTTGCGCTCGCTTCAGCAGCGGTTACGGTATGAACACCCGACACGGGCATTCTGCTAATCCAGTCAATTCCAGAAATTGATCCAGCCATTATGCACCTTCCATCCAAACGATATAGCCGTCAAACTTGCCAGCCGTGAGGGCGGCGGTTCCAACGGTCACAGTCACCGCTTTTTCAGCAGCCAGTTTAATCGGGGTAGTCTTCACGGCTGCCATCGGTAGTTGTTTCCCCTCAGTAAGACCGGTTAATGCCGTAGCAGTTAGCAAGTCGTTAGCGTTTGCCAAATGAATTGCCACAGTCGCTGATCCATCCGATGTAACCGCCGTAATAACATCCACATGCCCACTGATAACAATCGCGTTGTCAGGAATGCTGACTGCCATAGGGTGCGCGGCAACGGTCTTATTGCTTACCGGAGTTTCAGCGGTATTGTCATCCGCCTCTGCGTCGAACGTGAATTTTGTAACATGTAAACCGGCAAGGTCTGCCAAAGACTGGAAGTTATCGTCCGCATCTTTGAGCCAGCCCGCGCCGGTTAGTGATTTAATTGTTGCCATAGAATTTATCCTTTCCTCTTGGCTTGTCTTCGCGCCTTTGGAACTGCTATCGCCTCAGGCTCAGGTTGGGGAGCAGCCGGTATTTCTACCGGCTTTTCCTCCACTTTTACATACCCAGCGGCAAGATAATGCGGCGCCTCAAGCGCGTTCACATCAATCGTAATGCCGCAATTGTATAGCTTCACGGTTAAGCCTTATTGTGCAAATACACACCAGCAACCTTGTTATCATAAACAAAGGCATCGTGGTAAATACGATATTGCACCAGCCAGCCGTCGGTGGTCTGATTCTCATCAGGACTAAACACCTTCAAAGCATCGTGTTTTGCAACTTGCAAAACAGCCGTAGGGTGAATAATCATGAAGTTGATATCCTTGCCTGTTGATGCGGTCTTAGAATAACCACCAGCGTCTTCGGTTGAACCAGCGTTCAAGGTGATGCCCTTGTAGAAGCGGGTCTGTGGAACCATAATAACGTCCATGCCATCAAAGCGCGTAACGCGGCGATCTACGGCACTTTCGTTAGCCAGGAAGCGGCTTACCTTGCCCTCAAGTAAACTTAGGCAAGAATCACTAATATACAGGATGCGTCCTTCGCGTGGAACCTCATCCTCGTCTAACGCAAATTTTGCAGCATCCAGGGCGGTTAGAATAGTTGAGCTATCCAACGTTGCCGGAGTTGCGGCATTAATGCCAGCCCATGAGGCATACTTGCTAAAGCGATAGGCGTCGAGTTCGGGTGCAACTTCGGTGCGCATAAACTCGCTGACCAAAGTTCCGAATGCCATGCCTAAAGTTTCCTCGTCATCCATGCGATCAATGGTGAATGCCCGACCGCGTTCGGTGGCAAGGGTCAAAGTTTCCCATGTGGCAGTAATCTGCCCCTTAGGATAACCGCTTGATCGGCTGTAATTGCCTAAGCCGATAGGATCGGTTTTGAATACTTTCACTACATTTGCGCCGGCAAAGTTGACCGGTTTGGTCAAGGCGTCAAGACGCGCGGTAAGTGATTCTCGTTTGTAAATTTCATCCAGAATAGGCTGAAATTTTTGTGCTAATGCAATGCTCTGTGTCATTTTAGTTTCCTTTCAAACTATTATTATGTTGGCAGTCCGGCCGCTTTCCTTGCAGCAACGATGACTGCGTCTTGGTTTTCGATGGGTTTATTGCCCCCGCCCGCGACAATCTTGGGCGTAGGGACGTCCGATTCGAATAGATAATCATTCTCGGGCTTGATTTTTTCGAGTTGCTCTTTGAGCCCGACTATGCCTTCGTCTGTCAGCTTCAGATCCGCCTCATTCAATAGCGCCCTGACAGCCTTCACATTCTTGGCTTTGTGCCCCTTCAGCGCGTCCGCTAAGGCGCTCTCATAACGCACCTTGTAGACTTGCGCTTCAGCGTCTTTTTGCGCTTGTTCGGCTTTAGCCTTCCATTCGTCGGCGCTTTTCTTTACGCCTTCGATGTC